ATGTAGCTGACGATCACGCCGTCGCCCATGGGGCTGATGCCGTGGAAGCCGTCCAGGCCCAGGCTGACAGCATAGATCGCGGTCTTGCCGCCCTCGGTGGCCACCACATCCCGGGAGGCTGCGCCGTCAAAGTACTGACCCATGTCCACCAGAGGGATGCCCGCGTAGGTCTCCACAGTGCGGCCGAAGTCGTCCTGGGTGCGCTCATAGTAGCCGGCGCGGCGGGCGATGGCGCGCAGCTTTACCAGCATGGCCCGGTTCATCAGCAGCAGGCTGGGAGTACCGTCCAGGCAGGAGATGAAGGCGTCCATCTCGTCCAGGAAGGCGTTGTAGTTGGTGTCCAGCTCGGCGGAGGTGGTCAGGCTGACGGCGCTGGTCAGCTCGTTGGCAGTGCCGGAGAGCATCTTCTTCAGGCCGTCGAAGTTGCCGTTTTCGGTGTCGCCGTTGATCACCAGATCATGGAAATAGTTGGCGGTGGCCTTGATCTTCTGCTCCGCCTGGAAGGCCAGCTCATCCGCCGCGCCGGAGGTGTTCTGCAGCACACGGTCGATCTGGAAAGAGCCGCCCATGATCACAGCGTTGGTGGTCTTCTTCTCCTTCTTGGCCTCGCCGGGGGTGTACTCCGCGCCCACAGTACGCACAGCGGCGGTGGCGGGAGACTTCAGCTGAATGTAGCCGTAGGTCAAAGTGGAGCCGCCGGTGCCGGGGCTGATGACGTTATCGAATACCATGTTGTCCAGCAGCAGGGAGCTGCGGCGGAACATGTCCACCACCTGCTGATCTACCTTGTCTGCCATGCCGATCTTTGCTTCTGCCAGTGTAATTGCCATAAATAATTACTTCCTTTCAAATTTTTCTTTCAGTGCGCCTGCCAATGTGGTGGGCGCGGTGTCGGCGATACCCTTCTGGGTACCGGTGCCCCCGGCGTAAGGGGGCGGCGTAGGTTCGTCGAAGAGATAGCCGCACTGGTGTTTCAGCGATGCCACCGCATCCATCACCGCGTCATCGCTGCCGGTGCGCAGCTGCTCCTCGTCCAGAAGCGCCCGGATGGCCTTGAGATTTCTGCCCCCGTGGCTGTGCACCGCCCGGTGCAGCGCTGCCTCAAAGCGCACATCCTCCAGCTCTCTTCTGTGGCTCTCCACCGCCTGGTTGTACTTTTCCTCCCATTCCTGGGCAGCACCCCGGGCGGCCTGGATATCCCTGCCGTTTTCCGCCATAATGGCGTCAATGACCTCCTTGCTCAGCCGTGCATCCTCCGGCATGAGGCCCTGCAAGAACTCCCGTTTCATCTTTTCTCCTTTCTCCGCTACGCTTTTTACAAGGTCGCGTCTTGGCGGCGCCGTAGTTTTACGACTTCGGCCCGGTCAAAAATTATGGATTCTGATTTGGCAGATACCTCTGCCGGATGGCGCTGCGCTGCGCCTCCGTCCTGGCCTCGCAGCCGAAGCGCCAGCCCAGGGCGATCTCCGGTGCCAGAAGCCCCATGCGCACCATTTCTTTGTAGTCCGCCCAGGTTTTTTCCTCGTCGTAGAGGACGCCGTTGCCCCAGTCCAGCTGCAGCTGACCCTTCGGCTCCGGCAGATGGTACAGCCCGGCCAGTTTGCGGCACAGCTGACACAACTGGGTCAGCGCCTTGGCCCACATTCCCTGGAAATCCATGACCGTCAGGTTGTACTCCCCCTGGCTGGCGGAGATCTCCGTAGCTGTCCGCTGCTCCATGTTGGCGTCGGACAGCAGACCCCGCTTGATACCGATAATGCTCTCCACGTTGCGCAGGTACTCCTGCTTCCGCTCCAGAAACGCGCTCTGGCGCAGCTGGGGAGCAAATACCGTGATCCCCAGTTCCTCCGCAGAGGCATCCAGCCCCACAAACAGATGCTGCCGCAGCTGACTGTCCTCCGGATCCAGCAGGTCTGAAGAGACCAGGATCCGGCTCTCGCCCCGGTCAAACTCGCCGCAAAGCTGGGCTTCATTCCGGTCGATGTTGTGGATCAGCTTCGCTGCCGCTGCATACACCGCCACACCGTCGCCGCTGCCGTCCACGCAGTTGAGCATGGGTGTGCGCATCCGCACCAGTCCCAGACCTCCCAGAGGCACGGGGAAGGTGTAGCGCTCAGGCAGCTGTCCATAGGCGGGCTGGGCGCTCAAAGGGCATTGGCTGCCCAGGGAATCGGCACTGTAGCTGCGGAAAAGCTTGTTTTCAATGGTCAGACAGCCGTTGTCTTCCAATCGTCTTCGCTCCAAAAGCGTGTAGTAGTACCGTCCGTGGGTGCTTTGCTCCACCGTACCCATGTCCGTAGGCTCCCCTTCGGCGTTTCTGCCAAAGATCAGGGCATTGTTTCTGGGGATCACCGCCAGAGCAAAGCCATCCCCCTTGAGGACAGGCTTGAGATAGCATTCGCCGCCCACCAGTGCCTGCTGCAGCGCCTCCTGCCGGGGTGCGGACAGGGCCTGGAGCAGCTGCTCCGTCGCCGGGTCCTCGGAGGTGGCCGTGTACTCACTGAACACCGTTTTCACCAGCTTGTTGACCACGGTGTAGGCGATCCGCTGGCAGGGATCTTCCCCTGCCGGGGGTGCGCTCTGGTAGTACAGAGAGAACCACTCCCCGATCGCCGCCTTCATTGCCCGGCTGGTCCGGTCCCAGGCACCGAAGGCCTCCTGATAATTGTAGATATTCATTCTTTCTCCTTTCGGATGGTGTGCTTCCCATGCCTCACAGCAAATTGCAAGCCCCGGATATAGGACAGCTGTCTGTCACACAGAGCCTCCAGCTGTCCGACCCGCTGGCGCAGCTGCCGGTTTTCCTGAAGCACCGTTTCCTTTGCCCACATGGGCAAAAACCGCTCCAATAGCCATTTTTTCATGTTTCCTACCTCGTTGCACTTTGCCATTTTCTTGCCATCACTGTGGCACAGAAATAGCGGATGTCATCCATGGCATGGTCGTCCTCCTTCACCGGCGTGTCCGTCTGTTCATCCTCCGCCCAGCGGTACAGTCCGAATTCCCGGATGGTATCGGCACATTGGTCTGTGAATCGGAGTGCGCCCCCCTGCAGCAGGGATGCGGTCAGCCGGATGCCCGGCAGCACTGCGTTTTTCGCCTTTCGCACGGAGAATCTCCCATGACGGCGGATCACCGCGATGAAGCTGGCTGCGGAGGGGTCAACGATCACCTGCCGCACCGGCAGATCCCCCGCCAGCTTCTCCAGGGCGTCGTAGTACTCCTCATCGGTGTATTGCCGCTGGGCCGCCCGTCCATTGTAGTAAAACTCCCGCAGCCGCAGCGCCCGCCCATCCAGCACCATCCAAAGCCCCGCGCTGAAGGGATTCATGGTGCCGTAGTCCACGCTGATGTAAAATTCCGCCCTCTGCACCGATCCCCCTGCAAAGGATGCCAGGGTGGTCACATGGCGCTCCGGGTCAAATGCATACACCAGTCCCTGGGCGCGACACCACTGGCCGAGGATATAGCGTCGGTAGAATACCCCTGTATACAGGCTTTCGTACCGTCGCCGTACCTGGACATCCAGCGCCGGGTTATCCTCCATGGTAAAGTGCAGATGCAGCATGTTCTTTTTTCCCGCCTGGGTCACCCACTCCCGGTAGAACCAATGCTCCGGGCCTGCGGGGTTGCAGTTGAACCACAACCGGGAGCCGGAAACCGAGCATCGGGCCACCGCCTGCTCCACAAAGGACCGGGGCATCAGGGCCACTTCATCCAGGAATACACCCGCCAGGGTGATGCCCTGGATCTGCATATAAGCCCGTTCGTCCTGTCCACCGAAGAGGTAGAAGGTGTTCACGTGTCCGTTGGCGCCACGGACGATCAGTTTGTTCTCCCCCCGGTACTCGCTGACGGACACCACGCCCCCCAGCCAACTGCGCAAGTGGACGACGATATTGCGCCGCAGCGCACCGATGGACTTGCCGCAGATGCCGAAGCTCTGGCCATGAAACCGGTGCATGCTCCACAAAAAGAAGCCTACAGCCATGCAGACCGTCTTGCCCGAGCGCACCGCACCGTCGCAGAGGATGCCATCAAAGGACTTCAGCGGCGCCCGATTCCACCAGGTCATGGCGATCAGCTGCCGCTTGCTGAAGTTCCGGTAGATCATGGGTGTCCATCACCTCCTTTGTTGACGCAACAATGGCATCCAGGAGATTGTTCTTAACCGGTTCGGCCTGAACATCAAACAGCCCGGAGTGCTTTCCAAGCATTTCCAGGGCCTTGAGCTTGTCGTACAGTTTCAGCTTCAGCCCGCCTGACGTTTTTTCAATGGAAGCCACCGCCGCTGCAGACCGGGGATCCAATTCCTGTGTAGGACGGACCTGCAGCCGATCGTTTTCCACCTTCCAATAGTCAGTCGCCTTTGCGAAACCGATGGCCGCAAGCTCCTGAAGGATCTGCTCCCGGGTCACCGTGGGAATTTGATCCATGTTTGGCATGTTTCCTCCTTTCTTTCCTGTGCCCGAGGACAATTTAACACAGGCGGAAAGAAAAAACTTCCCACTTTTTTCCCACCTTATGATTTTGCCGGAAAGCAAAAAAGCCCTCCCATCAAGGGAGAGGCTAAAAGGCTCCCTTGTGTAAAGGGGGCTGGTAAAAAAGGCTCCCTTGTGTAAAGAGGGATGGTAAAAAAGGCTCCCTTGTGTAAAGAGGGATGGTAAAAAAGGCTCCCTTGTGCAAAGGGAGCTGTCATATTGCCGACTTTAGGCAATATGACTGAGGGATTGTCACTATGAGAACAACCCCTCCGCCCAGTGTGCCCACTGGGCACCTCCCCTTACACAGGGGAGGCAAAAGGCTCTCCCTCTGGGAGAGCTGGCAAAAATCTTTGATTTTTGACTGAGAGGGCATACCCGATCGAATTTCATTCATTGGCTATTTCGGTGCGCTGTCTCCGACGGGGTACTTTCTTGCCGCCGAGCAAGAAAGTACCCAAAG